GGGGGTTTCATAATCCATTTTCTCAATGGAGCACTTAATGATCGTTACAAATCTTTCCAATCACGTCGTAGCGTCTAAGGTAATGAGACACCGCTTGACTGCAGGTGGCCAACCTTATGGCACATGGACAACCACGTCATACCCTAATGTTGGTTGTTATCAACAAGTAACAGGGTATCGGGGGGAAAGATTGTCACCGGAGTGGCGTAGCCTACATCCGGTAACGATGCTTAAGTGGGAAGGTACTTCAATGTTTACGCCTCTTAGGGCAATACCAGTAGGTAGTCAACTGTATGGCCATAGCGGAAATATAGCTGCGTCCTGTTTTAACAAAAATGGGATGCAATACTATAATAAAGCTTGGGCATCAGACGATTACCGAAAGTACACACCAGAGGCAATATTGGAGGGTTTAGCTGCCGTAAAGTCACCAACTTTCGATGGCTCGACCAACCTAGGTGAGTTGAAAGAGACCCTTTCGATGATCCGAAATCCATTATTGGGGATTCGTCGTCTTGGCAAGGAGCTAATAAAAGGCTACCGCCGAGGTGGCGGGTTACGTTTGCTTGATTATTTATCGAGCCAGTGGCTGGAGTACAGATATGGAATTATGCCTCTTGTAGGTACCGTATCTGATCTTTTGTCTACTGTCGACAAGAAGCTAACTAATGGTTATATTATCTATAAAGGGCGTGCCGGAAAACGGTATGTTCTTAGTGATGACACGACTATTGTTAGTGGATTGGCCGATGCGTTTCCCATCAAGTACTATGCAGAAAAACGTGTAGTACGAGAGGTTCGCACAGGAGCTGTTTACTGGGCGAAATTGAATGATACAGCGTCTAGGAAGTGGGGGCTTCGTGCCTCCGATATTCCGTCGACAATGTGGGAGTTAATCCCTTATTCATTCATGGTGGATTGGGTATTCAACGTAGGAGATTACATAAGGGCAATCACGCCCAACCGCGATATAAAAATCTTATCGTGTGCGATCTCCGCCGCCTCAAAGCGTAGCACTAGTCATATTCTTACAAAACTTGAGTATGATAATTGTGCATATCCTTCGCTTGCAGGTCGTTGTGACGTTGTGGAGTCTTTTCTACAGCGTAGTACCTCCTATACTGTTCCAGCGTGGCCTATACTGAACCGGAATATCTTAAACTGGAAACGGTCTTTAGATCTTCTGAGTATCGGTGTAATACCGCGTATCCAAAAAATCTTTAAAAATAGGTAAAACATATGAGCCTAACAAATTGCTCAATCCTTACTGGTTGTACCATTGCTGCTACAGGTGGCACTGCACGTGCCCTGAGCGTCTCTGGGGAGTCTGTACCGAATGGTATAAAACTCCGAGATCTGTCTGTCGCCGATATCCGAACACAACCCATGCTGACATTGTCAACGACAATGCCCTCAGTGGATAGTCAAGGAAAAATTACCGGCCGGTTCAAATCAAAAGCAGTTTATGTTGAACCGTTCATCCAGGCAGATGGCACCATTTCATTTGATGTCCTCCGTATTGAACGCAGTGTATCCGCAGAACGTCCCGCAGCAAGTATCGCGGCGATGAACATTACGGGTGCGCAAATCATTTCGGATGCTGACTTCACCGGCTTTTGGGCCAGTGGTTCGGTCGCTTAAAGTTGTGATAAACTTGAGCCTGGCAGTGTACCGCTGGGCTTTAGTCGTACGCTTTAAGTTGTGCAAATTAAACCCTTCATCACAGGAACACCTAAATGAAGATAACGAATGATCGTTGTTCATTCAAGCGCAAGCTGGATGACATCATGTGGGCCATCGGACGCCATATGGTACAGGACTTCCGCAGCACAACTGACTTTGAGTTTGGTAAAATGCACGATGCTTTTCTTCGGAAAGATATCAACGCATACCGGTCAATCTCTTCATTGAATTTTAATGGGGATGTATACTGGTTTAAGCAAACTTATCAGTTAGAGTCGCTCTTCAAACGGTATACATTTGAAAAAGATGTATATACACCTGCTGAGCTTGAGGAGAAGGCGCAAGCTGACTTCTTAGGCCTCCAGCAAGAACTATCCACACCTAAGGGGGATATTAGCTCTCAAGCTTTTATTGTCTTCCAAAGGGCGCGTCGTATTATTAAACGCGTACTAGGTCCTCTGGACTGGGATGAAGTTTTTAATGGGTGTGAGTTTGGCCGACGAGCAAATCTGGGTGTACCTTATAAGGATTCATACCTTGATGTCAAGGTAGAACGACTTACTGGTTCCCCTGCTCATCTGGACCTATTCCAAAAGGTTATCGAAAATGACACAATCATGACCGATATCCAGAAACGGTTGCGTCAACGGCGTAATACGACTGACCAGATAGGCAAGTTCCTGAAATTGACATGTGTACCAAAAAGTTTCAAAGCGTTCCGTACCATTTGTCCCAATACCGTCCTCGGCGCATATTTTAGCGCTGGTTTAGGCCGGGTTTTGGAAGATAGGCTGCGCTCTGTGGGTTTGAACATATCGAATCTGCAGGAAAAGCATGGTCTGTATGCCGAACGGGCATCTAGGACACGGGAGTGGGTTACAGCCGATTTATCAAAGGCTAGTGATCTGCCAACGATTCAGATGGTCAATCGCATGGTTCCACGTGAGTGGTTCAATGCATTGAAACTTGGCCGAATAGGCCACTTCGGAATTGAAGGCAAGCCAGGTTGTTACTACATGGCATCATTTATGGCCATGGGTATTGGTTACACTTTCCCGCTTGAAACCCTGATATTTTGGGCTTTGCTGAAAGCAATACAGCAAGTCTCCGGATGTAAAGGGCTAATCTCTGTGTATGGGGATGATTTAATTTACCCCCGACAAATGCACAGATGGGTAGCTGCCTTATGGCCTAAATTAGGTTTGAAGATTAATCTCGACAAAACCTTTTCGTCGGTCTACTTCCGGGAATCCTGTGGATCTGATTTTTACCGCGGGGTTAATGTCAGGCCCTTCTCTCCGGAAACACCGGAGGTTGGGTCCCCTCTTAAGTTAGAATCTGTCCTTTACGCATTGTTTAACGGTTTACTTTCTAGGTGGACATTTGAGGAAATCCCTCAAACATTGCTTTTTCTTAAGAAAGAGATCCTTTCTATTAGAAATGTGATGCTTCGTGTCCCTCTAGACTTTCCTGATTCCTCCGGTATTAAGGTTGAATTGTTTGAAAAAACTCCATGGTACGAACCATGGGCCCCAGTGCAGTGGAATGCGGACTTACAATGTCCAAGTTTTCATTACATACGGGAATCTCCTCGATATCGTGCGGTTAATATGGTTTATCCGTATTACTGGGAAGCTCTCCGCCGTCTTTCTTATGGCAGGGAGAGTACACTGTACGACAGACCTGTTGATAGTCCCGAAATAACTTACCGTAAGGTAGTTACTAAGGGGGTTAAACGGTTTTTAGCGTGTTGTGCTGATAAAACTAGCTTACGCATGTCTATCGGTACCTTTCCAAGTAGGAAGAAACCAAGCCACCTATAGGGTGAG